GACATAACAGCCCACATAAGCACAATGATGGGCGCCGAAATTATAACAAGTACAAATTCGTCCTTATAGTCGTTTTGTCTCGCTTCAAGTAGTTTGCCTTGGTAAGCTTCCTCACCTCGGGCCATTTTTTCTGCATGCATTAGTTGTGCATCAGACATAGCCATCTTAGTCTTTTGACGGTTAGCGTAAATTTTTCCGCCAGCCTGTAATGCAATTTTTGCTAGACTAAACCAAGCCATATTAGTACCACTTAGCTGTTCTTTTTTTCTCTTTTAAAATTTTTCCTTGACCTTGAACTTCTGCATCTTGTGTTTCGAACGGATCAGTTGTTTCGATCTCTATTCCACCTTCAACATAACCATCTTTGTTCGTAAACATTTCTTGGTTAAGGTCTTTTTTGTTTTTTTCTGCCATATTAGCTCCTTTGTTAATTACTTTACTCTTTTTTTAAAATTTTGTCGACAATTTTAGTCGTTTCTTTTAATTATCACACCACCTTGGCCCATATCTTTAGCGTTTGGCAATGTTTTTGACAAAATTGTCTTCTCAATTGATGTATCAGCTCTTAATTTTGCTAAATCTTCGTTTTGTTCTAGCTTTTCATCTTGATTTTGTTGATTCATCATAGCTCTCATCTTATCAAGATTGATTCTCTCTTCACCTTCGTCTTTTTTACGTTGGTTTTCTTGTGCTTGAAGGTCTAACTCTCTTGCTCTTAGCTTAGCAATAGGGTCATTGTCAAATTGAGAGGTAATTTTCTTCTCTTCTTTAGTAAATTCTTCCATCATGTCAGCAATCAGTTGTGCTTTTCTTGCTTCAATTTTTTCAGATATCATTTTTAACTGCATTTGCATTTGTGGGTTCTGCATTGCTTGTGGGTTTTGTTGCATTGCCATAATTTGTTGTAGCTCTTGTCTAAATTCTACTTCAATTTGTTCTTGTGCCATTAAAGAAATATGTTCAAAACAGTTTTTTTCTAATGAAGCCATAATTATCGGATTATTTCTAGCCATGTTTGTTGCCATAAAATTTAAATGCGAAGTTATGTGTGCTCTATGGTCTTGACCAGGGAAAGCTTGGAATGGTTTCCCAGCGAGAGCATCAATATGTTCTAACGCTGGGTCCTTCGGTGTGGGAACTTGTGGTCGTTTTAAAAGTTTATCAATATCTTTAACGCCTAACGCTTCATACATATTTCTATACGCTTGATACAAATTATGAATTTGTGGATTAGATTGAGCCAGCTGCAGTTCCGACTGTGCGAGGGAAATACGCTGTGTCTGTGAGAAAATATTGGGATCCGCAACTGGCAATATATCTACTCTATCGTCAAAGTCAGTTTGTTTAATCATTCTTTGACCGCCAACAACATCGTAAGGATATTCTTGTGGTAGATATAACTTGAAAACTCTAGACATTAATTTAAATTCTTGTTTTAGGGCTGCATAAATTCTTTTGTGAATAGCAGACATTGTTCTGCTTCCTCTTTCCAACAAAGCTACTGTCGTACCCACTGCCGCTTGTTGATTACCCTCACCTACTTGCAAGTCTGCTATTGAAGCGAATCTTTGACCTGCTTGTACTACGACGCCCATAAGTGCTAAGAGTGTTTGCGATGGTTCTTTAAACGGAAGCATCATAAATGCATCTCTAATATTTCCGCCTGGTGCGTCTACGTCTCTAAATTCTCCAGGTTGTATAGATTGTGCATCATCTCTAATTCTGATTCCTCTTTGTTTAAATCCAGCAGGTAAATTAGATAATGTTCCTGCATCTAGTAGTTGTCTCAAAGCAGCTGTTGCTGTTCTTGATAAACCACCAATCATATGGATTAAACCAAAACCATAAAAACCTAAACCTGGTAAAAATTTAAAATGTACAAAATAATCTATTTTTTTCTTTAATGGATCACCGACTTCGTAGTTTCTTTTGATTGATAAAATTTCTCTTGAGTTTTCTTCTACAGTTACAACGTAAGGAAGTTTGATTCCTGTTGGTTCACCGTCTTCACCTATGTCTTCAAAACCTTCAAGATCTAAATTTACGTGACACTCTAACAAATTAAAAATATCTTCTTCTTTACCTTTAGTTTGTCCTTCAAGTTCTCGTTCTTTTCTTTCTACTTCGGTTTCATTCATTAACCCTGGTTTCAATTCTATGTCTCTATAGAAACCAGCAACTTGTTGTTTTCTTAATTCATTTTCAGAAATTTGTACTCGATGTATGATTGATTCCGCATCGTCTAATGAGGTAGCTGTATACGGAACAATCAAATCATCCGCAGGAACAAATTTAGAGCAAGCCATTGAAGTAGCTTCATCATAATATACTTTTTTAAAAGCAGATCCTGCCAACGGTAAATGAAATAACATTGAATCAAAATCGGGTTCATATTCTTTCATCTTTTCCATTATTTGGTAATTCATAAAATCTTTTACTCTTTGAGATTGTTGTTCTTTTTCTGGAGTAGGCACACCTAAAATTTGTGTTCTAACTGGACCTTCTGCTGGTAATAATTCTTTGTAAGCTAATGCTTGAAACTGAGTTACAGCTTCAGCTAGTACAGGGTGAGTTGCGCCTGATGCACCTTGAAACGGTTCTGTTCTTTGATCGTATTTAAATCCTAATAAATCTAAACCTTCTCTGTAAGATCGTTCCCAATCTTTTCTAGAATTTTTATAGTCTTGGTAATTTTGAAAAAGTGTTGAACCTAATCGTCCTAATACATCATCAGGTAAATGTTCAGCTAAATTGTCGTAATGATTTTCTCCGCCTTCAACAGATGCGATTGCAGGATCGTAATTAATATCTACAGAGCCATCTTCGTTTTCTGTAACTTCTACAGGATCACCTTGCTCGTTAACTTCTTGTTGCTTTTCTTGTTCAGCAACTTCAATTTCTTCAGGTGATGGAACTTTTAACTCTTGCTCTACGTTTGGTAGAGACTTGTCTATGTCTGCCATTTATTTTCTCCAGTTTTACAGGTTTAACAGTATTATAATCAATAAGCAACCCCTGAGACTCAGGTCCTGATTTAGGGGGTATTGTTTTAGTCAATTTCATCTAAGCCCTCATCTGCTAATATATCAGCTTGATTTTCTGCTCGGCCTTGAGCCATGTCTGAATCGTACATACCTTTTTTTAAACCTGTATCTCTTCCAAAAGCGTCTTTGGCTGTGTCTGTTACATTACCTGTAGTGTATTTTTCCATATCCGCTATGTCGCTTGTATATAATTCATCTAACTCGTCTGCATAAAAAGCATCAGTGTCATAATCCTCTGGACCTAGTGCAACATGTCTTCCTTCAACAGCTTCAAATTCTCCTTTAGTCTTAACAGTTTTTCCTGTTTTATAATCTAAAACTTCATACCCCGGTGGTTCATAGGTTATATTATATGCTTCATTAAATTCGTTTTTTCCTTCAACAAAAATGCTACCATCATCTTTTCTTGTTAATTTAATATTGGGTAAATCAGGATTTGTATATTCCATGAGATCAGCGTCTATTTTTTTACCAATAGATCTACCTATAAATTTATCTACAAAATTTGGAAACCAATCTGGCATAACAGTATTTGAGTTGGCTAATTTTTTTACAAGTGGAGCAGCTGGTTTAATAAATTTACCGACAAAAGGTAATGCAGCAAGTATGCCCATACCTTTTATAAATGTTCTTCGACCTGGATTTTTTGGTCCGTCTTTAAAACCTATTCTACCTCCAAGAGCATAGATACCTCTATCTAAATTCATTTCATCTTGTAGGTCCGTTGAATCAATTGGGTCGCCTGCGAATGTCATGCCAAAGCCCAAATATCTTTCTGCTAATGCAGGGTCAGTCTTGGCTAATTCAAGTAATATACTTCTCTCTTCATCAGCTACACTTCTGTCTGTTCTTACCATGCCTTCAGGTAATGGTTTAGCATCTAATGATTTAAAATAGTCAAGTAGTTCAAGCGCTGCTTTTGGATTTTTTTCGGTTCCTTTTTCAAAAGCACTTATTTTTTGTTCAGGAACTCCTCGATCTCTAAACAAGTTAGCTAGTGCTTGCACTCCAACATCTGGCTCTCTTACAACATCTGTAGCAAAAAAATCTGCTACTTGTTTAAATCCAGGTACTTCTGCTAAATCATCTAAAGGCTTACCAATAATAGATTTTTTATAATCAACTCCTTTTTTATCTGCGAACTCAGTTTCTTTTGCTAATCCTGCTCGCTCTTCTGCATCAGAAATACTAGCGTTAAATAAATTATTTTCTTGTTCCTGTTTTCTTGGTGCGTATAATTTTTTTATCTCAGCTTCAGTCATACCAATATTCATTTCATTAAACTCATCTCCTGCTAAAGCTAGATCAGCTGCTTCTGCTTGTTCTAAGCTACTAAGTTTTGCTTGTTCATTATAAAAGTTTCTAAGATTTAAAATTAATTTTCCATCATTACTATTCATTCTTCTATTTATTTCAGATGCGTCTGCTTGTTCATAAGCTTTGTCTGTTCTATAAATATCAGAAGCTCTTTTAAAAGCTTCATCAAATGTATCACCCATACCAGCTCTAATAGCAGTGTCTGCTCCAATAATAATTGCTTCAGGTATAATACCAAACTTAGCAATCGTTCTAAGTCCTCTGCCACTTTGTTTACCTATCTCCATGGCTTTGTTTGCAAACTTAATAAAGTTTTTCTTTGCAGCGCCCTCTGGAATATTACCTGTGTTAATCATCTTTTTACCTTTTTCAAAACAACTTGTGCCATCTTGAAAACCAATACGTCCACCCATGGCTTTGCCTGAGCAGGCAATAGATGCTACTAGTTTTTCTAAACCTGCTTCTTTAAAAATAGAGTCTTGTTTTTTAAATTCTTTTAAAATGTCAGTGTCTTTTGTAAAAACAGGAGTTTTGTCAGACGTAGAAAATTTAATCTTTCCTGTATTATCTCTTGTTATTGAAACATCTTTTAGATAATTAGCATAGTTTTTATTAAAGTCATTTCTCTTTTCTAAAATCTGATTAAATAAAATATCTTTTTTAGGTCCTGTTGCTTTTTCGTATTTACGTAAAAGATTATTTACAGGTTGATCAAACTGTCGGTTTTTAATCTCAGCATTAAAATACTCTGAAGTTGGTTGAAGTTTTACATATTCAATTTCATCGCCGTATCCATTCTTAATAAGAGAAACAGGTATTTTATGGTCATACATAATCTTTGTCCCCTTTTTTAAAAATTTAGCAGCGCCATCTCTATCTCGATCTTGAAAAGCTTTAATAGCTTTACCAGCTTCTGTGAACATAGATTTATATTTAGGGTTAACTTCGTTAGCTAAATATTTTAATAAATCATCTGTCCCAAATCTAGGTTGTTTAAAAGTTTGAAGATTTCTATACATATCTTCTCCTATTTCTTTAAACAATAATTTTGCTATAGGTCCGTTTATTTGTTGATCAAATCCAAACTTTTTTAATAAAGGATTGTTTTTAATTTTTGTTCTTGCCTCTTCTGTAACTTTTGCAGGGCCTCCAGATAAAACATTTGTAATTTCTTTTGTAAGTTCTTTTCTAACTTTAGGATTAAAATTATATATAGTTGTTTTGTAAATATTATCTAACAGTGTGTTTGTTAGTTTACTAGTGTCTCCACTAAAACCTTTCAAACCTAATATCTCATTAGTAAACCCTTGAGTAAATAAGGGTATTCCATTTTTCTTAACTGTTTGATTTAAAATATTATTAGAACCAAATCTTTTATTGATTGCTTTTTTTAATTCAGTTGGATCCTCAAATTTTTTAGCGTTAGAAGTCATCCATTTTTCTATCTTTTCAAATTTTGCTCTGTTGCCCTTTTCTTTTATTCGGCTACCACTCATCATAGCTTTTAGTTTAGCTTCACCTGAAAAATTATCTGCTTCGTCAATAATATCTAAAACATATTCAACATCCTCTCCTAATAAATTAGCAACTATTTTAATAGAGTTTTCATCTGTTCTTAGTCTATTAAAGTCTTGACGCAAAGCTGCTGTCATCTTACCTTTCTTATGTCTTACTATTTTTTTTCGGTTAAGTATTTTAGCCTGTTTTAATTGTTGTTCAGGAGTTAACATTAAATACTCTAGCTCATCATCAATGTCAGCTTGTTGAATAATTTCAGCCAATCGTTTTAAATTTTCACGAGGCGCAGAAAGATTGTCAGGTCTAGTTCCTATATTAAGTTCTTCTCTCTCAATAAAATCTACAGACTCATCCATCAAACCAGGACCAATCTCTTCCATATTTTTTCTTAATCTGTCTATTCTTTTTTGCTCTTGTAAATCTAAAAGTTCTTCTGGTTTTGGTTGAGGTAAAGGCTCGGGTCGAGTTAGATAAGCCATCATTTCATTGTATTCGGCTATCTTCATTAAAGCCCCATCAAATAGTTTAGGCCACCTTGAGCATTTAGTTTACGTGGATCATCTTTTACGGTTTGATTTTTTATTAACTGATCCATCATTAAAACATCATCTTCATTTATATCTCTAGGAACAGGAGACGCTTTTGAAAAGTCTTCATCTAAATATCTAAATATATCGGACATGCCTGTTCCGCCATCATCCATAGCTTTACCTTTTTCAATAGCTTCTTTAAAAGTAACTCTAGATTGAAACATATCTCTAAAGTTTTCTAATTGTTCCATTTTATTTTTTTGTACTTCTAATTTAAATTTATCAAACTCTGCTTTTGATAATTTATTTTTTATAACAGGGTTTAAATTTTTGTAGTTCATTAATTTTAATATATCAGATCCTTTTGTACCTCTTTCTTTTGCTAAGTTTCTAATAAGATCTCTAAGTTTTTGAAAACCAAACATGCCTATTTGTTTTATACTTCCAGCGCTAAATCCAATTCGACCACCTTCAGCGTTATCTGTTCTTTTTTTTGAATTTATTTTTTCTAGAGTTGCATCAATTGTTTTCATACCTTCAGGATCTCTTCTTCTCATAAAAGCTTCAAACTCTCCTGCTATATCATCATCAGAAATATCTATAGTACCTGTCTCTTCAATACTTTTTAAAGTTTTTGTAGGTTGAGGAATATTGTCAGCTGTTTTAATAATTCCTTTACCTTCTTTATTTACAGACTCCATAAGTTTTTTTGCATCAAATCTTTGTTTTGTTAAAGCATCATAAGCTTTGCCATAAAGATCAAGAATATCTTTTTGATTAACAGCATCCTTATCTATATTAAGATATTCCATTATCTCATCAACTACTACATCAGCATCATACTTTGCATCATCAGTAGTAAAAATATTATCTATTGATCTTTTAATTTGTTTAGCTGCATTAGTTCCTTGTTTACCAAAAAGATTTAATAATGAAAGTCCTCCACTCTTAAAGCCTGGTCTCCCGCCGTCCGCTAATGCATCGGGATCACCGTCATAGTCTTTTAACTTTGTTCCTAAATCATCATCAAGTAATTCAATCGTATCATCTTTTACCAAAAAGCTATCTGCAGCATCGACTGGATTTAAAGACTCATCAATAATACCATCTAACATTTCTAATTTTTTATTATCTCGTTTGTAATATTTATTTAACAATACTAATGGATCCATATTTGGATCTGCGTTCTTACCTAAATCTAGCATGTCCTCTAAAGATTCTTCTTCTGCTAAAGTTAATTTAATTCTTTTATCTCTTAAAAGTATTTGTCTCATAGCTGCTCTACGTTTACCTTCTATATCTGCGCTATAAGCTTTAGCTCCAATATCTTGAGCTGCTTTTCCCATTCCTTTAAAGGTTTGATTTATTTTATTTCTATTAGTTAAAATTTTACCCATCGGACTATCGGGTTTAACATCTGGAGGTAAGCCCATATCTTCTTTTAAAGTTATTATACCTTTGTCATCTAATTTTTGTTTTGTTTCAAACTCAAACATTTCTGCTTCAGGCTTTGGCTCCATAGATTTTTTCATGCCTTCTGTAGTTCCTGTCTGTTTATTCTTAGCAACTAAAAGTCTTTTGGCATTGTCTTCAAAGTTTGCAAGTTCTTGTGGGTTTTTATTATTTAAAGCATAAGCCCCGTACTCATCTATTTTCTTTTCAATCAATGCTACTATTTCAGGATCATCATAAGCTGCATCAGTATATCTTCTGAAAGGACTGCTTTTATCCATCTTAATAGGTTTAACAACATTAGTTCTCGTACCTATAATCTTGTTTAGATACTTTTGGCCAAATAACGCTTTTAATAATTGTAATAGTCCCATTAATAATAATTCCTTTTCCTTTGAGGTAAGACCTCATCTTTTTCATCGTCAGGGTGTAATACAAAGCCACCTTGCCTAAACCGCATGATCGCTTGTGTCGTTGAATCTACAAGGTCGTCATGATCGCCAAACGGGAATGCCGCACACTCTTCAATCACTTCTTCAGCGAATTCTTGTTCGGGAGCCCATATCATACCAGATTCAAACAAAGGTGCAACTGAATTTACTCTGGTGTGCTTGTCCTTGCCTTTCGATGGTGTAAAATTGACAACAGGTATTCCCATCTTTCTAAGCTCATCGGTTAAAGGTTGACCCGATGCTTTGGCCTCAACAATAACAGTATCAGGATCCCAATACTTATATTGTTCCATAGCCACTTGCTTCAGCTCTGGAAAATCATATCTGCCTTTCTTGGCATCTAACAACATCAAACTAGCCGGTGCATCATCATTTAAATAAAACACACCCCATGTTGTAATAGCTGAATAGTCGGCGTTTTCTTTTTTAGAAAAAGCTGTATCGTAAGATTGTATCACGTGCTTTAATGCAGGGATCCAATCCTTATCCCAAACTTGCCACCATTCTCTTTTGATGATTGCTCCTTCTTCTGAAGTTGGATTCTGCATATACTGTGCATTCCATTTTTGTAAACTAACCGATGCCTTCACACCTTCTAATTCTTCTAACTTCCAATACTCTGGCCATAAAGGTTTGTTGCTAGGTAAGATAGCTGGAAACTCTACGACATCCCATTGATCAGCTTTAGCCTCTCGCTGCGCGCCAAGTAATCTCCCTGTAAGATCCTTTGTGTTCCATCTCGTCATAACTAAAATAATTGCACCGCCTGGCTGGAGACGTTGACGAGGACCTGATGTATACCATTCGTAAGCTCGATCCATGGCTTCTTTGTTCATAGCGTCTTGCTCTGAGTGCGGGTCATCAATGATCAATAGATCTGCACCCCGTCCCGTAATAGCTGAACCGACACCGGCTGCGTAGTATTCGCCGCCACCTTCTGTTTCCCATTTACCTGCGGCTTGTGAATCTTCTCTGAGTCTAGTTTTAAATACAGATTGATACTCAGCTGAATCAATAAGTGCTTTTGCTTTACGTCCGAATCTAACCGATAGCTCTGTGGTATTGGTTGACTGGATTATTTTTAACTTGGGATTTCTACCCACCATCCAAGCGGGCAGCAGGAAGCTAGCGAACTCAGACTTTGTATGTCTGGGTGGCATATTGATAATTAATCTTTTTAATTTGCCTTCAGCCAGCTGATTAAATTTTTCAGCAACAATTTTGTGATGTGAGCCTTCAATAAATTCAGGCCATACATGTTTTACAAAAGCCATGAAGTCAGAATGTATTTTGCCTTCTTTTCTTTTTTCCTGGTATTGTAAAAAGGTTTTCATGAAATCCTTACGGACATCAGGAGGTAATTTTTTTATTTTATCAATATCTATTTTCATTTCGAAAAATTTTTCTGCAAAATTTTTAAGGATTAATTTTGTAACCTAACAAGTATTTACTGTATATGAATATACAAGACTTAGCAATATATGCCACCTATTGGGACCCCTTATATACTATATATAAATTAATCTTATTATAAGAAAAAAAATTTGCAAGTGGCTTGGTACCTCTATTGATGGCGCGAAGCGCGGCGCCCGTTAGGGCGCCGCGTTGTATGATTAGATTTTCTTATAGCAGACTGCTTTGCCAGTGATGAAATCACCTGGAATATTTACGTGACCTGTTCTATGCATCCATCTGAACCATGCATTCGTTGCACGTAGATTTTTGACAGGGCTCTTGAACTTGCCCTCTTCATCAATCCATATATCAAACGTTCTGTTTGACACAGACTTATCATAACCCGATACACGTTCTACTGTGCTACATCCGATTAGTTTATATAACTGTTCTAACGTTGGTTTGGCTGGCGCCTCGAATATTGTCTCAGTATTGTCAGCGTCATTGTCCCAAACGTGAACGTGGTATTTCATTTTGTTTTTTGGTTTCATATATATGTCCTTTCTATATCCCTTATAATCCTATTCCATAGATGTGTCAATCTTTTTTATTGTAGTAGTATAATAAGTATGCTCGCCAAAAGAATAGTTGTGAGTATGTTTCTCTCGTACTGGGTCCTCGATACGTGTTTCTAGTGGCTCGTTACGAGGTGCTATCCTTATAACTTGCTGAGCGTATTTATTTGCAAACTCATTGTAGCAATGTTGACTACAAAAATAACTATAGAAACTATCTGTTCCCCATTGTTTTATTTTTCTAGTTCTTAGGACCTTGCTACCTTTACTACCTCTTATCCTGTCCTGTGTTCTATGAGTATGGCAATAAGGACCATGACACCATTTATATTCGCTCATGATGATCTATACCCCTCTATGCCAAGTGCAATAATTCCTACTATCAGAATTATAGAAAGCCCTAGTGGGCTTTCTACAAATAGTAAATTAAATAGTTCAATCATATTCTGACCTTTGCGTTGCCTGTCGCCATTCGCCAACCGTTATTGTCTAAGTCCCAATACACTAAACAAGGTGTGTTATTTTTTGATGTAAACGATTTGCCTTTCGTTCCGTCAGGTTTATCATACTGTCCTTTTCTAGTGATAAACTTTTTGTGTTTCTTTGCGTAGTAAGTTATGTAAAACATTTCGTCCTTTCTGTTGTTTATAGGACTATCCTATTACAGATAGCCCTATATGTCAAATGTTAATATTTAGTCGCTATTTGTGCTTCATAGTTCATTCTAGCTTTTATCTTATCTTCTCTAGTCTGATTTTTATTCTTCATTCCTTTAATCATATTAGCAAGATTGCTAGGGTTGTAGATAGTTAAACCAGTAGAATTAGTTCTAACTAATTCTGCCTCGTCAACTTTTATTCCTAGTTCAGTAGCAAGTTCAATACCCTCGGACAAATATCTATATGCTTTCAATCCGATTTTTAACTGGTCGCATTGTTTCTGTATGCTATCAATCCAAGTTTGATGTGTGCTTACAACTTTAGCTTTCGCACTTCGCCATTGTAAAAAGATATTGTATTCATCTTTGGTACAAGCTATGGCACGACTTCTACAATAAGAAGTACCAATGACATCAGCATAGTATGGTGCGTTGAAGTCTTTAGTTAATCCAATCGCATTACTATCGTTATCATTATACCTACTACTAGTATCTTTGCCGAGTGCTTTATTACACATATCAATATGCTTTGTTTTGTGTGGGTTGCTATCCTTACCAGATTGTTGAGCGATAATATCTGGGTTGCAACCTTTCGCTTTTAGTTCTTCTCTAAAGTATGCGTGTGCAAAGTGGTCGGTATCTTCACTTGAATACTCACTACCATTTAGATTGCCATATAAACCAAAATCAAAATGCGATTTTGTTTCTTCTGGTTCGCCCTCGTCATTTACATCTTCTTTATGTGCGAAATAAAAGCATTTATCTTTTGCTACTACATCACAGGGGTCGCCATATTTTTTCTTAAAGACACGCAAAGTGGCTACATCTTCTTTTGGATATGACCTTTCAACAACTTCTTTGGCTAAAGAAAATGCTGATATTTGTGCAATATTAAAATCTTCTCTAGCTTGCATAAAAGCTTGTTGCTCTTGCGTCTGTTCTTTTTCAAATACATCTTTAATTCTATTATAGAATTTGTTTCTGTATTCGGTATTCATTCTTATTTTTGCTGACATAATGTCCTTTCTGTTGTTTATAATATTTATAGGTTTATCCTATTGACATTTTATTGTCAAGTGTTTATATAGTGTTAGGAGTAGGCAATTTGTATGACGATACTAGATATATCTAGGTTGCCTAGTCCTTTCGGGTTTAGTCTGGTGCTGTGTCGAATTAAATTCAGCTATCAGCGCCAGCTTGAGCCCTGATCCAATACAACGATGGGTCTAACTCGTCAAACCGCTATTGGATCTGGGGTCAAGAAACTTGAGCCCAGAATACAAAGATGAGACTGAGGGTATAAACCTCTATAAGTATGGTTGCGACTTAGGATAATGGACCTGTCCTCAAACCGGTGGTAAACTGCAGTCCCGGACCCATCCTGGCTTTTGTATTCTGGGGTCAAGCGATTTACTCAGCTAGCGAAAGTAGACGTATTCCAGGGTGTTCTACTCGCTTGGCCACTTTAGAAAGATTCTAAGTTGCAAGCTACAAGCGACGAGCTTCAAGCAACAAGCAGCTTGACACCATCCTAGGAATAGGATAGTATAGGATTTATTAATCAACTGAAAGGACATATGAAAGTAAAAATAAACATTGAGTGGAGAAAAAAAGAAGAGCCAGGTTTAGATCCAGAATTTCTGGTGAGAACAGCTCTTAAATCTGCTGGTTACCACGTTGGCCACGTTGAGACCCAAGGCGTTTGGGATGAAGATAAACCAGCGACGGCTCATGGACCCTGGGATGAAACCAGACTTCCGCACGAAGAGATTGCCAAGTGAAGAGAATTAAACACAATAACCTGCTGCCATGGTTCCTGGAGGACCATGGCCAGCTGCCGGCTTCATACCTGAAGAGCACAAAAAACTTTTTTGATGGGTTGCGATTTTCAAGCGACAGGCGCAAGCAGCAAGCTACAAGCGGCAAGCGTCAAGCTTCTGCCACAATTGGAAAGTATAGTAAGAAATAGAAAGGTATAATATGAAAACAAGTGAAGCTCTAAAACTAGTGGGAGGCCTGAGCAAGCCCTCCAAGATGCCAGGATGGGCCTACGGTCTACCGGCTAAAGAATGTAAGACTGGCTCTAAGCTGGTGAAGGTATCAGGCAGCACCTGCGAGGGCTGTTATGCTCTCAAAGGTTGCTATGTTTTTAAAGTAGTACAAGAAGCACAGTATCGAAGGCTGGCCAGTATCAAGCATGAACTCTGGACCGGGGCAATGGCTCTTCTGATCAACAGCAAGAAGTCGAAGGTGTTCCGCTGGCACGACTCAGGAGATGTACAGGACGAAGCTCACCTAATGAAAATTTTTGCGGTGTGTAAACTTACACCAGGGACCAGGCACTGGCTGCCAACTCGGGAGGCGTGGATCAAACACTTCCTGCCACAATGTCCACAAAATTTAGTGATAAGATTCTCCGCTCCGATGGTGGACCAGGACGCCCCGAGCTCATGGCCTACAACGTCGACAGTCACCAGCTCACACAATAGTGAAAATTGCCCTGCGTTTAGAACTGATAAGACTGGGACCGTTCACACATTAGAAGCGTTCGATACTATGACCAAAGAAAATAAAAAAGATTTAGATCTAGGCCACTGCGGCAGCTGTAGACGTTGCTGGGATCCTGAAGTTAAGAACGTAGCATATGGCCAACATTAAATTTCGAGCAGATATAGAAGCGGTCCACAATGATTGGTGCCGCGCCAATGGTTACCCGGTTAGATGGTACAAGCCTCAAGCTGGGAGACCCAAGCTACAAGCTACGAGCGGCAAGCTTCAAGCTCCAAGCAACAAGCGGCAAGCCCCGAGCAGCAAGCATCAAGCTTCAAGCCGCAAGCTGCAAGCTCTCTAATATTTTTTCCTTCATAAAGATACGCGAGACTAGAGGCGAGGGACTTTACCAAGATAAATGTATTCTTCGGATGTGTCACGTGGAACGCAATTTGATGTGGTGAGAAGCGTATAGAATTACTGCGTGTCACTTTCAGCTCAACTGTAAAAAACTGTTGGTGTTTATTATATCCAAGCACATCAGGAAGCCCTGGAACTGCCAAATTTTCAATACGATTCCAACATATTGTTGGCGTATTTTTCTTCAAATCTAGCCACAATTTACGCTCAGGTTTCAAAGTAATTACAACTTTTTAATTACCTTACCCATTTGCCATTTTTCAGGTTCTAATGTGATAACAAGTCTATGAGTTTCTCTTACACCTAACAATTTATTTTCTAAAAGTTGTACACCTGTGATGTCATAGAACTCACCATTCGGAAGTACGACTTGAACTCTTGCTTCTTGTGCTACAGGTGCTTTCAAGAATTTATCTAATGTCTGTCTTAATAATTTTCCTTGCATAATGTGGGATATCATCCAGTCTCCCATCCGATACCCTATTGCTTTGTACTTTATATTACATTATAAGTCAATGTATGGGTGTACCAAAACAATTAACAGAACAACAAATTAAATTTGCACAACTTCTAGTAACTAATGAAGGTCGTAAGACTCCAACAGAGTGTGCAATAGAAGCTGGCTATGCTGATGGATCAGCTAGAGTTAGAGCATCAGAACTAAGAAACCCAAAACGGTTTCCACTAGTTGTACAATACATTGGTGAGCTGAGAGATGAATATAATAAAAAATACGAAGTAGATTATAGCAGACATATTACAGAGTTAGGTAAGATTAGACAGGCAGCGTTAGACAAGGGAGCTTGGTCTGCAGCTGTAAATGCAGAAGTTGCTAGAGGTAAAGCAGCTGGATTATACATTGAACAAAAAATTATTAGAACAGGTAAGCTTGAAGACTTAACAGCTGAGGAATTAGAGAGTCGTATGAAAACAATAATTGATGAGTATTCACCAATTCTTGAGGGTGAGACTCTGTCTGACCTAAAATCCAAAGTCCTACAACAAGATAACAAAACCAATACAAAAGATTAAAGCACCTTTCCCTTATTGGGTCCGTTTTTTATTCTATATTTTTGTGTACCGGTAGCACCAATCTCAACTTCTTCTTTCATAACTTTGTTTAGAAATATTTCATTCCAACCATTCTTATAAGCTTCATTAGTTGGTCTTGATCTTCCGTCGTACTTTTTTCCTTTTTCTCTTTTCATATTTTTATTCTCTCCATCTTAGTTATTATCTTTTTTGGGAAAGCATTTCTATCAGAAAATACAGCAGCATCACTGTCGTATGAAGCAAATGTCCAAACAGTTTTATTATCCTTTGCAAACACATAAGCTTGTGTAATCATCTTTGCAGGTGTTAAAGACTTCATCTCAGACGCATCTGCATGACCTGAATCACCGCACGGATCGCTCCACACTATTTTGTAAAAGTAATATCTTTTATTACCTATGGTTGCATGTTTATATTTGCTCTTCTTCCTAATCATAATCCCTTATACACTGATTACAAAGTTACATATATAGATATATATTTACAATATAATAAGCGCTGTATTCAAATTCAAAAAAATATTTGTAACTTTGTAACTTTTAGTCTATTAGTAAGCAATACCAACACTTCCCGCCGTTACAAAAAAGTTACAAAGTTACAAATATTGTTCCGAACGCTCTAGAAGTGTTATTTGGCGCCAATCTCTGGTTACAAAAAAGCGCGACAAAATGTGCCAACTCTCGTATAGGTTGCAGGATTTGACCCTTTTTCACCCGCCGCTCGCCCCTCGACTCTCGCTTCCAGATCGATTTTTGTAACTTTGTGACGAGTAAAAAGCGTCTACTCTCTTCAACCACTCCCACTTGTGTTGCCTAAATTTTGCCCCATTTATAACAAACTTCTGAAAAAATAAATCAGGCGTACACATCAGTATCACACCCTGTTCAATTTGGGTCCCGTATACTTGGTCATGCGCTGTAGCATAGGCCACCAACTGTAAATAATAGTCACCAATATATTCTTCTCTTTTTGGCTTGTTCGATTGCTTGAAGTCTATTATACTTTCGCGTCCCTGATAAATCCCACATAGATCCGTAGCACCCGCATAGAGTCCAGGATAATGTAAAACGCACTCAGACCCCCAAATTTCTTCCAAGTCAGGTAAACCCTTTTCGATGATCACTTTTGCCATTCTCTCAGCCTCTACGCCTTCGTCAGTTAGATCTAATAGGCCTTCTCCAAGGATATACTTCTCCAAATAGCTATGTAAAGCTGTACCCCTTGTAGCTGCCTTATTCTTGACACTTTCTGCTTCAGCCGTTCCTACTCGTGCTTTCCACTTAGCAATAGCCTCTCGCTTCTCGTCGCTCTCTGTGCCAGACAAGATTGTAGTTACAGACGGTAGCTTCTCTTCGCCAACGTCGTAGTGTCTTTTATTATTTATAAGCTCTCGTATGGATTTCGGGTATTTGTATTTTTTATTCCACTTCATTTCTCACCCTTAAAAAATTTAGCCAAGTATTTACAATACTCAGCATCTTCATTCACAAATATAGGTTGTTTCATTTCGTCAGCGGGGACACCACGTCTGGCACTCTCCCCATCTGACGCCGAGAGTCGTTGCTCAGGCTTTGAAATGCCTTCATCGCTAAGGTCCAGGGAATCGCCAGTGGCAGAATATGTACCCCTATCTCGGTCAATACTTTTTAATCTTAAAATTCTTTTAATGAGTTTAAGCATAATGTTTTATAATTTCTTTTAATTTATCTCTCTTAACAATACTATATGGCATAATTATGTTAGCAAATTTTAAAGCAAGTTTATGGCTCGCTCGGTATCTCCATTGAGGTTTTTTACCCATACCACCAACTTTTGCTTTGTAATGTATATTACCAAAACCTACAAAATTTTTTACCCAATGTATAACTTCTTTATTTGTCATAGCAATCTCGCACGAATGAACTCGTGTAGTTTTATTACTTTTTTTATATCTTTGCATATAATTTGAGGCACAACCATCAGCATCAAATAAACCTGCAAGATAAGATCTATCTTTTTCTTGCATAGCCCGTTCCTTTTTCTCGGTTAGCCCATCTTTTACGCCATGCAAATCCATTCATTTTACTTCCAATAGATTCCATCCAAGATAAAGGTACGTCTACAAATCTTTTATACTTTCTCTTTATAAGATCTATTGTATCAGGTATCGTTCTAATCATGATCAGCTTCTCCTGCAGTTAAATCAATCCAACTATATTTATAACAAAGTCTAGATAACAGATCCCACTTACCTGTCTCTCTACATTTCTTAGCTATACATTTAATTCTAAATGCTAATGCGTCTTTTCTTTTCATTTCTTTCTCCGTTTGTGTCGGCCCATATACCATTCTCCTGGTTCATAGTTCCAACGTTTACCGTGATGGCCGCGTAGGTCTGCGTACCACATTCTTAATCTTACTATCCATTTCTTCAATGTCATAAACCGCCAGTATTCCTAAACTGTTTTATTTGGTCTTCTATTTGTTTACTTAGTTTTTTATTATCAAGTCTCACTTTAATAAGTTCCTCTGTTAACATGTCGATATGCTGGTGTAAATATTTATTTCTCTCTATCCATATTTCTATCGGCACATCTGCGTTTACATACTCTTCATGTTCACTCATAACTTCTTTCTTTGTAGCTTCGTATAGTTCGTCTGTCACTTTTTCTTACCTCCTGTAAGTATTTGTTTTATTACTGTTCCTGTTGGATCTAGTAAATCACCTGGATCCATAGTTTTACTGCAACTTGTTAATGTCAACACCACTATAATCATAACTAGGTTCTTCATCTATTTCTCCTGCCGATTCACATTTAGCACATTGAATTGTAATTTTCTCACTTTCTGTTTGGTCTTTCCATATCCTTCGATATCCATTACCCATACATCTATCACAAATTTTACGCACCATTTGGAATCCATTTGTTTATTTTGTTTTTTGCTTTTCGCAAAATATATCTTGGATCGTATCCTGCCATTTGACATACAGAGCAAAAATCACCGTTAGCAATGTCCATCCATTCTAATGCTGATCTCATTTCTCCGTATGTTAAAGGCAAAGCATTATATTTCTTAGAGCATGCTTCATATATTCCCTGCGATAAAACAGCTTTCCATAACTTTTCTTCTGGTGTTAATTTTCGTTCTAAAAATACACCGCTATTTGCTAAGTCTGCCATTTAATTTTCTCGCTTTCTCATTTACTAATGTTTTTACTACTTGACTACGACTAAGTTTTACGTCAGGCGCAATTTTAGTTTGTAACTTTGTTATTGTCGAGTATGTTTCTTTGTCGACAGTAATGTTTTTGTACTTGCTAAAGTCAGTCATCTTATATAACCTTTCTGTTATTATATTTTTTCCTATTTATATAGGACATTAACTCAAAATATACAAGAGGTCAATGATTAATTTTTTATTAGTGATGAAGGTGTGTTCTGTCTTAGATGGAACTTGTTTACCTGAGAGAGAAGTAAGCTACCATGATACTTGGTTTGAATGTGCAAGAGCTGGCACAGTTGAAACATTAGTTTTAATGGATGCCATTGGTGAAGATTTAATAAATAATAATAAACTATATATAACCTATGGTTGTAGAGCTTCTAATGAAGCTTAGACTCCACCATTACCATCGCACATATAGCCAATAACTCTCTTTTTATTATACATGTAGTAGTAATGATTAGACATAAAAGTTTTTTTTCGTTTCTCTGTTTTTACAACATTATTTTTCCACCACGTATGACAGCTATCTTGTACCTCAAAACTATCTAATTTTATATCGCCCCCGAATGTAAGATACATCAGGGTGATCATTATGGGTTTCACTAACGCCCCTGGCCCTTGTACTTCTTAGGACGCTTTACACCTGGTCCATACTTCTTTCTTATTCTTCCTGGTCTTTTTTTAGGTGTTCGCTTGTGGTAATTACTTACCCCAAACATAGGTTTCTTTTTAGCCATCTTTCTCGTCTATTTCTTTTTCTTTTTGAATAAATTCTCTGTCTCTATCATCAAGTTTTAAATACTTAATAGATCCATTTACATATTGTCTAGTCTCTTCACCACACATTGTGCATTTGTAAAAATCTGTAACGATAGCTACTAATAAAGTATCTTCTTTACAGTGTGGGCATTCACCGTGCACTGTATCAATGTATCCAATTTTTATTGTTTTCATCCCGTCCATGGTAAATATTTAACTGATCCGTCTTCTCTTCTAGCTTTAAGCCATTGGTTTCTATTGCCTTCTTTAGCATAACTACAATGTATCCATCCGCTTGTAGGTTCTCCTTCACGGTAGAACTCAAGAATCCCTTGATCTATGTCCAGGTTATTTTTAATCCAAATAGCTAATTCTAAATTATCTACACCTGGTATTTCAAAGTCTGCTGCAGCTGCTCCATCATCTGCAACATGTTGACTATTAACACTGCTACCGATTGCAATACATAATTCTGCGCATCTAAATCCTGAGGATATAATTAATGGTTTGTCAAAATGAGAACGTATTGGTTGAAGCACATTTACTGCTAGTGCTTTTATATTTTCTATTTGCTGTGGATTAGGATTGTTATTAATACCCTTACGTTCAGCAACTTGTGATTTGCAAAGCTCGTCTAAAGTTATGTTCGCCGTTAATTTCATGATTTATTGTTTAAGACTGTAGTATATTATTACACATACTGCAATGGATGCTACTATAGTATTTAAAGGTAAAAAAGGTTCCATTACTCTAATATTAAAGCTTTAATAGACTTAGATCCATCTATATTTGTCTCTAATTGTGCCTTAGATCTAATACATTTATATTCTATATTTTCTTTTGGGATTCTTGTTGCCTCACGTTTGTGCTTCAAACATATTGACATAGAAGACTTCCCTGTTTTTGGATCAATTTGTATTCTGTGTTCTTTGATATCTGGTCCTACAAACATTAGAAGAGCTACAATTTCTGCTACCATTAGTGACCGTTCCCGTTTTTTCTAACTTTATCTTTTAATTGTTCTACATCAACTAATAACTTTTCAGTTTGTTTTTGTAAAAACTGTATATTAACTTTGTTGTGCATCATGTCTTCAATTCTTGTTTCTATCTTCTCTACCGACTTATAAAGATCTTCTAATAAAAATAGCTGTTCTTGGTCTACCGGGACCTGTTCACTTTTTTTAAGCAAATCATTTTCAAACAACTCACGTGATGTCTCTAACGATACTAATCTCGAGGTCAGCTCGGTATAAGCGAAGACGCCCATTGCGACGAGGACGATCAAACTAGCGACCGTCTTCATCGGCATCTGTACTGCTGCTGACTCAGAAATTTTTAAGGCCATAAACTACTTATAAAAGCCTTTAAAAATCCAATTAACCCATTTGTTCCATAGGGCTTTTACTTTTTCCCACACTTTGCAACAAATGTTTTTACATTTTTCAATCATTTTTTTTCTCCTCAATTTCGTAAAAGAAGTTGTCTGTGTCTTCTGTTTGCCACTTCCTACTATCTTCTACATTCCACTCATTCGTTTGTACCTTCCAATCTGGAATCTCATCTTTAACTGTAAAAGATGGTATGTCCCAAATTAGTCTATTGTTAGGTTGTGCTGCATAATTGCCATCGTCTAAAGCAAGTATGTGTGCGCACTTATGTTCGTGCGGTATTTCCGAATGATCGGTATCTAATATATTACTCTCTGGGTGTGCAAAATCAACAGTAAATAAGTAAGCACCACTGTGCCATTTTTTGTCTTTACCAATGTATTTACCGGATTGTCCGTCTAAGATATCCCAAGAATGAACAGCAGGATAGTAACTGAAAGAATTCCAAAGCTGAAGCTCATCAAGTCGTCTTCGTGGAACTTCTGTTGCCTTAAAACCCCGTTGAATAAACGCGCTAATAGGTAAGCGATAAAATACTGCACCACTCTCCATAATACAGTGAAAGAGTATAGCACGCCCAGTGATAGCTGACAGGCCGAAGATAATACAGTCTTCAACTTCTCCATGATGTTTTTTACAATCATATAAATATTCCCTTCTTATTTGAGCGTAGGTTGCTGGTATGTTTGCATTTAAATAAGCCATAATTATCCATTAATATCTCCCCAAGTCAAACCCGACTCATAGTCAACTTTGTTAGGGACTTCCAAATTAACAGCATTTTCCATAATTTCAATGATTTTATTAGACTGCTCTTCTGACTGTATAGAAATATCTAACTCATCATGAATTTGTATGTGTGGCACAATGCCTTCGTTATATAAATCTACCATCGCTTTTTTTGTCATGTCCGCTGCAGAACCTTGTATTAATTTATTTAAAGCTTTGTATGTAAATGCTCTTCTGATTCTACCTCTACCATAAGTTCTTTCTGCTTCTTCAAAGTCCATAGGTTTGTGCATACCAAATTGATTTGGTTCCCATTTATTAAATCTACATCTACGTCCTAGTAGTGTACCAATAGATCCTGATGTCTGAGCTGTCTTAGATGTGTAATTCATAAGATCTCTAACGAAAGGTACATTCTGATGATACTGATTAAATAAATCTTCTGCTTCTTGTTTTGTGTTTAAACCTAATTCAGCTTGTAACTTTGCTTTACCCATACCATAGAAAAGACCCAAATTGATCGTCTTGGCTTGTGTTCTAGATATGTTGGCCATATCAGCTACGGTCTGGTGGAAATCTACAGAGTTGTCTTTAAATTTATCTACTATGTTTCCAACTGAATTATCAAAACAGATAGGCTCTGTTGTTGCTGCGTAGTGCACAACTAATCTTGGCTCTTGTTGACTGTAATCAAAACAACCCCACTTGTGATCTTTCTCTGGAATAAATAAAGATCTAATCATTGGTCCTAGTTCTTTATTTCTTGCAGGTATTTGTTGTAAGTTTGGATTAGAATAACTGAATCGTCCTGTAACTGTGCCACCTTGATCTGATCTTATAGGGTTAATATCTGCGTGTATTCTACCTTTATGTTGGTGTTTTAGTATCGTATCTATGAAGGTTGTATGTGCCTTGTTTATTTCTCTAGCTTTTGCTATGTTCTTAACCATCGGATGTTGATGATTGGAAAGGAAGTTTTTTGTAAATGAAGGCGCACCTGTTTTCTCAGTGGTACTATAATCTAAAGAAAGCTTATCAAAAGCTTTGGCAATCGATCTTGCTGCCCATATTTGGACATCTATACCTGTTTCTGCTTTTACTTGGTACATTAATTGCTCTTCTTGTTTACATAATTGTTGTTTCATTGTATGAGCTTTGTCGACATCAACGCACACCCCTTTAAACTTCATATCAATTAAACATGGAAACAACTGTGTTTCTAAATCAAATATGTTTGTTAAGTTTTGTTTTGTAATTTCTCTAGATAATACTTTGAATAATTCTAATGTTAGTTCTGCATCTTTCTCTGCATAAGAACCTACATACATTGCAGGTAGTTTATACATTTCTTTTTTAGGATCTATACCCCAAGACTCTGCAGCTTCTTTCAAAGCTTTCTCATTCTTTACTTCACCAAGATAATCAAATGATACACTGTTTAGTGAATACCATAATCTATTCTCATCAATCAGTGAGGCCATAACCATTGTATCTATAATGTGACCATTGATAGGTATGCCGTATGATTTAATCCAACATACATCGTACATTGCATTGTGAAATATTTTTACAGCATCTGTTGCACAAACTTTCTTGAACCATTCTAAAACAATTCTTCTATCCATATTACCACCACCTTCGTGTGCAATCGGATAATAACCTGACCAACCATCTACAGCTACAGCAATACCTACAATCTCACCATGACCTTGTATGGCACCAGATCCTTTTGCTTTAAGATCAGGATCTTTTGTTTCTAAGTCGATCGCTATAAATTTTGCGTCTGATAAATTTGGAAAGTCTTCTGGACAATCCCATTCAGTTTGTACTGCAAACATTATTTCTTTTTCCTTTTCTTATCTTTTAACTTCTTTTTCTCCAATTCGCAATAGTGAATTATCTTATCTAGATCTTCTATTCCGTTTTTGTGCATGTATCTACAAACGTACTTCACAACACAACCTTGAAAAAACGAAAGATTATTTTTTGAAATAAATTCGTACGGCTGAATGTCAAAATACATGTAGTGACTTCCTCCTACCTGGATATTTTGTGGCTTATCCTCAGCCATAAGTTCTTTAAACATTTTTACATCTGTCATATTATTGGTGCTCCTATGTTATATTGATATTCATAATCTTGATTGGTTATGAACAGTTTTTCTTTTGCTCTTGTTATACCTACAAAGAATGTACGGTGTTCTGGGTCTGCATCTTTTTGTGCTGAGTCATATATGATTCTTTCTAAATCAGTAAACAAAACAACGTTATCACATTCCTCACCTTTTACACTATGTATCGTAGATAATTTTATTCTCGCAGGTTTCATTAGATCATCACCGTTCTTTAGAATGGTTCTAATGTACATCTTACTTGACTCTGGAAAGTTTAATATCTCCCAGCCCCCCGCTGCTCGCAACCCGTATTCAGCTCTTAATCCATCTATATTAATCGAGTCAATACCTTCTAGAGTCTTGTTGCTTGCGTACCCTCTCACTAGGTGTCCGTCTTTAACTGTAAGATAATCCCATAAATCTTTTAGATCTTCTTTATTAACATAAGCACCTTGGTTTAATCTTATCCAAACTCTATATGCATTTACCATTCTCTTCGGTAAGAGTTCTTGTTGCTTTGCATCAAACCTTAAATTTAAATCATACATATGATCTTTTAATGAGGTCAACATCTTATTGGTTCTAGTCAATACCATCCAGTTACCTGTAGAAAAATCTATGTCTTGGTATGGTATATCATTATATATTTTACCTTCAGCATCTCTTGGTTCCCATTGTTTTTCTAAACGCTGTGACATGTGAGGAAATATAGATTCAGCTAATTTATGTATTGTTCTAGGTACTCTTCTAGATTTTATCTGTGGATCTGTAACACCTTTTAAATTTATAAATATATCAGGATCTGCACCTTGAAACGTGTAGATGGTTTGGTCATCATCACCAGCTATATATGATTGTTTGCATTTAGATTCTATATAAAAAAACATTTCCCATTGTAGTGGACTTAGATCTTGGGCTTCATCGAGGAAGACAGTATGAATTGGTGGACATTTGTCCTCCTCGACAAACTTGGAAATCATATCAGAATATTCAAACATACCTGTTTGTTCTTTGTATGTAATTAGATCTGCTTGGATTTGTTCGGTTAAATATATATCAGTGCTGTAATGTAATTCTAGTTGTAGTGCAGCTTCATCTAAAGGTATTTTTTTATTCTTTGCATACTCAATAATTTTCATATGACTATTTTTATATTGAGGATAACCAGACTCATTGATGTAACTTTCAAAAGATAAGTCAGCGCATATGTTTGAGAAATTTTTAAAACCTTTCCATTTATCTCCTTTCAATAAATGTGTTGATGTATTCAACTGTAATTCTCTACTACCAAAAGCATGCATGGTGCTTACAATAACATTGTCATTTGTAATTCTTTTCTTAGCTTCATCTGCTGCAGCATTACTAAATGCAATGTAAGCGATCTTACTAGGATCTGTTTGCTTTAGTTCATGTTCAAGATAATACATCAGTCTATGTGTTTTACCTGTGCCTGGTGGGCCTGGTATTATTGTTCTAAGCAAAAGGTGGCTCCTTCATCTTATCTTTTCTTACAATCGGTTTGTTTACTTCTTGTTGTTTGACTACGTAATATCTAACGGTCTTGTTATTTATTTTGCCTGCAATCTCTACTGCATTAAATTGATTCTCTAACATTCTAGCTGTTTTATTTCTTGGGTATTGTTTCTCTGGCCATGACTTAGTTCTTAATAAATATTTCCAGAAGTCTTTAAATTTAAAATTACTAACTCCATCTTCTGTGTAAGCTAGACCACGTAAGATATCTTTCCAATCTTTACCCGGTATCTTTGTAGTATAATCTGTAAGTATTTCTTTTAATTGTACATCAATCTTTGTAGACTCTGGAGCTTCGATAGGTATGGTTTCTTTTAGTAATTTGTTTATTGCCTTTCTCCATATGTGTTTGCCTATTGGTGGCATAGCTTGATTAATTTGTTCTAAACATTTTAGTGAGAACTTATCAGGTTCATGTAGTTCTGCTGATTCTACTTCAACTTGTTCATCACCTATGGTTACATAAAACAACGGTGGATCTGAATCATACTTTTGTATTTCTTTTATCTCTGCACCAGGAAGTTCATCATCACCTACACCATACTCTTGCAATACACATTTTTTAGAATTACAGAATGATGCAATAGGTTCGTCTTTACATTTGTATTGATAGTCTTTACCGTCTATGGATTTTATTAGTGTATCTATTTCTTTCTTATCTAACGGGGGTTTACAATACTCATCATTGTATTTAAATATTTTCATATCCCAATCTGTATATCTTTTCTTACAATACACACCGAAGTTATAGATGGCATTGTTTCTTTGGCCATTTGGTATACCTTGTTTAGCAATCGCTATCAAACAAGGCGGTGCACCTTTTAATAAATCGTTTGATACTTTCTCTTCTTTAACTTTTAGTTTTGTTAATTGATCTTCTGTCAGTTTAACTTTATCATACACATCAAAAAATTCTTGTATCGTCATAGCTGAGCCATCATCTTTGACACCATAACGTGTTGTCATTTTTACATTGTGGTATGGAAGGTTTAAGAAACTACCTGTACCACCTTTATGCATGTCAACCTGGTTTTGTTTTGGAAATATCTCTGCTCTAGAATAACCCAATATGGCCGCCATATCTTTTAGTTTACTTCTAAACACAGCTGCTGGTGCAAATTCACCTGTAAATAAAAATACATGTGCACCACCAGATTTAGATCTACATACCGTTAATGGAAAATTATGTTTCTTTATTTTTAAAATTAAAGCTTTGTGATCAAAGCCATTGTACAAATCAATATCTATACAGGCCCATCTACATTTGTTTTGTTCGTTAATCGGTATGATACCTAATGCAGGATCTTTACCTTCAAGATGTTCTTCAAACATCTTTGTTGTCGGCGGTTGTTTAATAATAAAAGATTTAGTCTTGTGCTTACCTCTATCATCAAACTCATCTGTCTTTCTAGTTTGACCGTAGGCACTAAACGATCCGCCAAATATATCTATAAATTTATCTAATTCTGTCATGTCCACCAAAAAAATGGGCGGCATTGCTGCCGCCCAAAGAACTGTTAGCCTCTGTTAGCGAAGCTATTGTAGAACTTCTTAGCTCGTTCATACATATTAGCATCTTCTAACATTCCAACTTTCTCGATATTAAAGCCATACCATTGATTACCTTTTCCTGTATTTAATACAGAAGATAATTTATAAATGTGACTGAATGATGGTGGAGTATAAGGACCATTCTTACCATCTAAACTAATAGACTTCATCATGGAGTTCCACTTTCTGCTAACTTTACCTTGAGATGAACTCATAGATATCATCGCAGTTTCAGATCCCTTATCACCTGAGATAATCACAAAGTGTTGTCCTACAGTTAATATGTAGTTACCATTTTGTAATCTGTCTTTACCATCAGGTCCTTTGGTAGTCTTTTCAAGAATGTCCGAAGAGTCAGGATAAATCATTTCAGGTCTACCTGAACCTGTTCCATAATCTGCCCACTCTTGGTATTCTAACTTATAGTAACATGGAATCACGTGTATTCCTTTGTCACCATTGTATAACTGTTTCGTAACAGTATTTAAGAACATACCAGGTTCTGCACCTTCTACGTAATTTTGATTACGTTTCTGTGCTTCTGCTGATCCGTTCTGTAATAGTTTTAAGATTGGTGGAGCCAGACTATCTGTCTTCACATTCTCAAAACCCATTTGCGCATCTGCTTCGAATAACGAAGCTGAAGGCAAGTTTTCTTTTTTAGTTGCTACTTGTTTCGCGTCACTCATTTCTAGTTTCTCCTTGTTATTTTAGTTTGGTTACCCTCAAACGGTTTAAATAGGTCGGCAGGAACGTCTTGTCCAGATTCAAGTCGCTCCCTGACCAGTGCTTTGAGTGTCATCGGGTTTACTCCAATCTTCTGGATAGGTTCAAACCCGTTGCCTCGTGCAAGTTCAGCATATGATGCTGCCTTGTTATCTTCGCCACGACCAAAGGTAACGGTAATATCATTTTTAATAATATCACCTAGACCGTTGTTACGAAGCCATGTAAAAGCTGCTTCCTGTTGATCTTTAGGAATAGATGCACCGTAGACTTTTTTGATTTCTACGGACTCCCCATCTTTCAGCTTTAATTTTGTAATCTGCATTTCATCCATCATCGCTGGAATCTCAATGCTTGAAATTGCTCTTGCTTTTTCTTTAAGTTTTTTTAAAGACTCTTCTGCATTTGCAATCTCATCTTCAAAATCTTTTAGTTCTAATATTTTATCTGATAGTCTTTTAGCAGAATCTATCTGTTCAACAGATTGCATTCTATCATTTTCATAATCAATTTTTGTCATAACTTTCTCGCCTTTCTATATATACTTTATTATTAATAAGTCAAGATTTATTTTTTATATAAATCAATCTCAACCGGATAATATCTTCTTTCTTGCTTATCCCACTTCAACAAATTAAACTTACCATTTGTTGTATCAGATACTATTGAACATGCTACGCCAATAATAGCTGGATCCCCAGTCAGTAATAAATAATCTTTAGACGTGTATTCTTTTAACTTACTTCTTAAAGTTGTTATTACATAATTAGGACTTAAAATAATTTGTGAATTTTCTGGAAGTAAAACTTTTAACTGTCCAAATTGGGTTGCACCAATAATATTTATTTTAGGCGCTCCTATTTTTGAACCAGGTACATCTTGAATAACATATACTATGCTGTTCTTATCTGTATATTTTAACTTTTCATAATCAGTCATAAATTACTTTCTTGACATTGTATAACACATAATATATATGCTTTCAATAGAAAGTAAAATAATAATATGCATTACAAATATAAAAGCAAGCCTTTTGCACACCAGAAAAAAGCCCTTGAAATGTCATGGGACAAAGAAGTTTTTGCGTACTTCATGGAAATGGGTACAGGTAAATCAAAAGTATTAATAGATAACATTGCTATGCTGTACAACGCTGGCAAAATAAATGGTGCACTAATAGTGGCACCTAAAGGTGTATATAAGAACTGGTTTGATGGTGAGATACCAAATCATATGCCTGATTACATAGAAAGAAAAGTAGGTTTATGGAGAACTAAACCTGATGATAAAGCTTTAAAACCTTTGTTTTCTACAGGTGCAGAATTACATGTATTGATTATGAATGTAGAAGCATTCTCTACTAAAAAAGGTGTAGAGTTTGCAGCTAAATTTTTAGCTAGTCATACAACTTTGATGGGTATTGATGAGTCTACTACAATTAAAAATCCATCAGCTAAAAGAACACAGAATATATTAAAGCTAAGTAAACATACAAAATATAGAAGAATACTTACAGGTTCTCCTGTAACTAAATCACCATTAGATTTATATTCACAGTGCCAGTTTTTAGATCCTTTCTTATTAGATCAATCTTCTTATTATGTATTTAGAACACGATACGCTATTTGTAGAAAGATTAATGTATCAGGTCGATCAGTAGAGATTGTTGTAGGTTATAGAAATCTTGCAGAGTTATCAGATAAACTAAAAGGTTTTTCATATCGTGTATTGAAAGATGATTGTCTAGACCTACCTAAGAAAACATTTGTTAAGAGAACAGTAGAGCTAACAGATGAACAGAAAAAAATATACAAACAAATGAAAGAAGAAGCGATTGCATTCTTAAATGGTAAGATGGTTACATCAGCTACAGTTATTACACAGCTAATGAGATTACATCAAATAACTTGTGGTCACTTCACATCTAATGATGGCAAAGTACAAGATGTTAAAAGCAATCGTATTGGTCAATTGATGGATGTACTAGAAGAGATGGAAGGTAAAGCTGTTATATGGGCTCACTATCGATATGATATTAAAAAGATTGTTGAGGCTATATCAAAAAAATATGGCGAAAATGCGGTCGTAACATACTATGGCGACACGTCTACAGATGACAGACAAAAAGCTATTAAGAAAATACAAGACCCTGAAAGTCCTGTTAGATTTATTGTAGGTACACCTCAAACAGGTGGTTATGGTATTACACTTACAGGTGCATCAACAATGATTTATTATTCTAATGGTTACGATCTTGAGAAAAGAATGCAATCAGAAGCTAGAATAGATCGTATTGGTCAAGAAAAACCTATGACTTATATTGATTTAATTGCTGAAGATACTATTGATACAAAGATTGTTACATCATTACGTAACAAAGTTAACATTGCGTCTGAGATTATGGGCGAAGATTTAAAAGCTTGGATCTAAAGTTTTTGTAAGAGAACTAAAATAACACCACCCATACCTGTAATGACTGCTCCCATGGATACTAATAATATTCTTTCTACTCTAGTAATTTGATTTTCTAATTTTTGAATTTTGTCGTGAGTTTGTTTCTGCATAATTCTGCAGAGTTTTTCGTGTGAGTCTATTCGTTGTAGTGCGTTGTCTTTAGACATTAGTAAAAACTATCAGCGCCTAAGTCATCCATAGAGCCGCCGCCTCCATAAGATTGTGAATCAGAAAAACTTTGTTCATCAGCGGATCTACCACCATCACTACCAAAACCATAATCATCTGCAGTAGTAAGAGCACCTACTTCTCTACCTGGCATAATGCCTGCATCAGCAGTTACATCTAATCTTCCTCTTCTTCTGTCATTAAAATTTTTAAATAAACCTGATATTCCATCTGAAACTCCACTCATAATACTTGGAGAGTTATAACCTATAAGTGCTCCTATTGGCCCACCAGTTAATAATCCTAGAATACCTCTTGCAATACCACCTCTATCTCCACTTAAATAATCATAGCCTCTTTGAAAAAGACCTGGTTCTTGTAATACATCATCGGTGCCTATATTGCCTTCATTAGCATCAGACAACTGAGCGATGTTATTTAAAATAATTTGATTAATATCGTTGCTAGGAGCAGATCCCATGCTAGGAGCAGATCCCATAAATCTTTGATCAATACTTCCAATTCCTTGACCTTGGTTATCTCTAGCTATGTCTCTTTGAATAGCTTGATTACGTAAATTTTCTTCTATGATGTCATATATAGTAGCCATTATGCTAATCCTCTGTTTCTAAGTGCTATCATTTTTTCCTCTTCTGATAATAAAGCACTTTCAGTAGGTGTCAACCCTGTTTGCATAACATTTGGTGTTGCCTGAGCTGTAGATTGTACTATACCTGGGTTTGGTTGTGGTAATTCACCAAGATTAAGATCAGGATCTTGGTTTGATGGAGTATTTGTTGGTGCTTCTTGTTCTTCTATTCCAAAATCAGAAAGTTTAATTTTAAATTCTTTAGATAAATCAGCTCCTTTCATTTTTTCAATCATTTCCATAATTACAGGCAGAGCTGCTTCAAAAGGATCTTCATATGTAGGGTTAGATCTTCTAAACTCCTCAGCTTTTTCATAAAATTTTTTACCAATATTTAAAGATGGAATATAAGGTCTAAATTCACCAGAAAGAAAAGCTCCATATTCTTTTGGTGACCTTAATCTTTTTTCAAACACTTCAACATATTGTCCTTCTGTAACATCAAATTCTTTTCCTGCTTCTAAATCTAAATGCATTTTTTGTTGAGCGTCAAATAAAGCTTTATTAGTAACAAAGAATTGTCTTATAACTTCTTCTGGTGTTGAAGGACTTGATAATAATCTAGTTTCACCCCCTGTAAATTCTCTTGTTGCTCCTCTTTTTGCTCTATCGTATCCAGTTATTTTAAAATCTAAACCTCTAAGGGGATCAATTTTAATTAGTCTCCAACCCAATAGGCCTGGTAATTCTTTCTCTAACTCATAAGTTTGACCTGATTTAGCAGCAGGTAATCCTGTGTATGCATAGTATAATCTTGTTAGCTGTGATTTAGATAAAGGTATCTGTGTATCAATA